TATAGAGCGAAAGTGTCAGAAGTCCATAAAATTTCATTGGTCACTGCTGATGCTGCTGCTAAATTAGCATCAAGTCCTACTCTCGGACATATGGGATGATGAAGATAGTTCGCCATTAAAAAGTCCCCGCGCCAATTTTATTGATAGAATTTCCTGTTCCAGCATCAATTACTCCTATCCCACAATTATAGAGGACATTGTTCACTCCTTGATTGTCGTTGTCGTGTATATAGATGCCCTTATCGTTTGCGCCAGTATTAACAAGATTAATTTGATTTGCTGAGATTATATTCCTTAAACACGATCGTCCAAAGTATATCCCATAATGGTTTCCTGATGCATTTGTGCTGTCTATTTTTATTACATTGCTCCGAATATTACTATCGCAGCACTCGAGGGCAACATAAATTCCTAATGCATAATTTGTGTCGCTGTGGATATCAATTTGGTTAGAATTGCATAAAATTCCTGTACAAGGATCAATAGCTCCCGCGATCTGAATTCCAATAGCATCAGGATTATAAGTAGTTGTCGGCATCAGAATAACATTGCCTGATATTTCACTGAGAGCTGTGCCATATATCTCTATTCCTATTATTTTGCCAGAAGCAGAAGTAGAAAAAAGAATTGAATTTCCCAATACTTTATAAGTACCATCGTCGAAAGGATACAATCCTGATGTTCCGCAATAATACTGCTCTACAAAATGATTATATTGGATTGTGGCATACTTAGAATCACAATTGACTGCACAACCTTTTTGGCCATTGAAAATATTATTTTCAATGATCATATTGGCCGCCCTTGACCCGCCCAAAATACCCGTTAATCCATTATTAAAATTACATTTTTTCAAAATTAAATTTGCTTTGCATAAACGGAGAATGTGTATTCCTATATCTCCTGTGCTATTAGTAGAACCATCATCATACAAATTAAAACTCAAGCATTCCACCAGGAGATTAAATTCATTCAACGAAGAGCTTTGAACATAAAAAATAGTATTATATGTCGAAGAAGTGCTATTGCCGCTGTTGATGGTGAAATTAGAAAATGACTGCTGCAATCCAGTATAAATTTCCGATGCCCATCGAAAGACTATTTTGTTTTTCTCGGTCATAGTGAGGATGGTGCCTTCTTGCGACTCCCCTATAATATGAAGATTTTTTGCCGGAACAATAATGGAATCTGTTAGATTGTATGTGCCATTTTTGATTGCAATTTGTCCTCCGCCAGAAGGCAATTGATCAACTGCCTTTTTAAAATCAGTAAATGTCCCCTGAACCGTAGTTGGACCAACAGAGATATAAGGCTTATAATTGTTGCAGACTCCCGTAATCGTAGCAGCTGTGTCTGAAACATTATCAAAAGCATCAACTCCAACAACCCATGCAGAAATAGAGAAGTTTCCTTTAGCTTGAGCTTCCAATTCAGAAGCATCCAAATCACGAATGAAATTAACCGTGGCAGTTTGTTGCCAAACCCAATCCGAGGAATCTTCTTGCCATACTACAGTTCCGTCAGTTATAGTTGCAGCGGTTGCTGTTGGCCAAGAAGGTTCAGTTGTAGCTGAGGTTTTTCCTCCAGTTAGGCAAATATATCGATAAGCAGATCCATCAGTGGGGATAACGTTTACCGTGGGAACATAAGTCGTAGCTGCTTGCCATTTTATTCCTGTCCTGACCTTATAGCCGACCAAGTCAAAATCACTAACCTTAGTCCAAGAGAAAGAAACTCCGTCTTCAATACTTGTAGCAGCCAATCCTGTTACGTTTCCTGGAGCTGTTGTTTTGCCCACCGGTGTTATTGTAACAGTCAATCCTTCTTTGACATCATTGGTATAAGAAACACAAATTTCATGCTCTATTCCATAGTCAAGATTTTTAATTTCAATGTATGGATTTCTTACAATTCCATCATCGATCCAAACCATTTCACCGGAGGTTCTTCGATGCCAAACATGCCAAGCAAGGGCAAAACCTGTCCAGACAACTTGAACTCTTGTTTCTGCTCCTCCCTTCCAAATTTCTTCTGCTCTCAGGCCTTTCACCATGTCCAGTTCTGAGGAGCTTTCTGGTGTTGCACAAGTATATGAATCGCTGTAAACATTTGAGTTGTATTCAATGGCAACAACTTTTCTTGTAAGGTCGTCTTTTCTTCCTAAATGCAGAATCCGAAACCATTTTGTTGATGTCGTATTCTCATAAACTGTGTACATGTCATAAGTAGCAGCGATGGAATCAAAGGTTGCAATAGGCGATATGGTGCAAGTCGTAGTAGAAACCGCCACCGCATCAATTGTTTTTTCCTGCACAGAATCATCAGAAGAACTCTTTATTCTGATGACATAAGTTCCTGTCGTCGCCATTGTGATCTGTTGATCCAGAATAACAGTTGATAAAGTTCCTGCCTGTATTAATCTGCCTCCATATCCCCATTGTGGTATATCATGCTGGACTTCAACAACGTCCCAAGGCATACAGCCAAGTGAATCAATGTCAGCCTCCCAGGAAGCAGTTATAGTTTGATAACGATTACAGTTCAAAAGATATTGGCCATGTTTAATGGCCATGACTCTATTTGTGCATCCAATCAGATTAACCTGAGAGGTTTTGATTTCTCTTGTTGTTGTATCAAAATCAGAGCCATATAGTTCCACTGTTTTCCGATCATAGTCATAATCTTCGTCCCAATAGGTAACTTCAATCGCATTCGCTCGATCATCCATAGCTAAAAATTCTTCAGTAAAGGAATTTTTTGCCATATTCGCAACATTAAACATAAAGCCTTGTATCGGCGTTGACTCCACCTTATCAACAAAACAAGTGAATGTGCTTCCAAGTTGAACAACTCGTCCTCTTCCAAGCTGCCCAACAGTATCAAGAGCTTTCCGAAAATTAACAATCTGATCAAAATAGATATTGCACTTTAACGAGTTGGCTGAGCAGAAAGTTGCCCAAGTGGCAAATGCTGTATAGTCAATTCTATCTTTATCAATTCCTCCTCCGTAATTTTTATTATACAGCATGTCCCAAGATGCCCAAGCTGGATTGTCAGAACAATAATCGCACCAAGTGGCCAATGTACTATTCCAGACAGGGACAGAACCTCTATTGGCCAGGATAGTTATTAATGGAATCCCTCCAGAAATTTTATCTGTTGCCAATGCTCTAACAGCCAGCAAGGTGGCTCCGGGATATGAGAAATCATCATACATAATTTCTTCAATGTATTCAAAATACACATCATTGCCATATCTGGATGTAGTTGGTGGGGCACTATTAAGCCTCATTCTGATATCATATGATGTGGCAGCAGAAACGTGATCTCTAAAAAAGACTCGATGCATAGGACTTGATTGAGAACCAGCAATTGTTATGCAATCTGCTGAGGTGGCAATTGATGTTACAAAAAGAGCTTCTCCCGCAAGTTTCCAATGCCAAAGTAAAAGCACTCTTGCTCCAGGAGAACTATTATAAGACCCGGACAGATTCACCAAATGCCATTCCAGAGCTGGATAAGAATAAGTCTCTCCTTCTTCGTGCTGAGTTGCAGAAGTAGAACCTTGCTCTACTTCCACCCAATTTTCAAATCCTACCCAATACCCTGCTGACCAATGATCAACTGTCGCCAAAGAGCTTGACACTGTTTTTGTCTGAATGCTGACCCAATTGCCGGTAGTTGCAGAGGTTGGAGCGTATTCAATATTCAGATCCACCATTGTTTGTGTCAAGGAGCCATCATCCGCCGCATACCACAATCCTTTTGGAAGAGAAACAGAAACGCTTATTCCTTCAACTTCATCTCCATCAGTTGTCACAGTCGTCCAATCTGTTGTTAATTTACTTCCAACTGATTTCAGAGATCGAGTGTCGCCAAATGCTTGAATGATAGGCTGATCTATTTCTCCCAATCTGGTTTCAATAATAAGGTCGTCACCTGTACTGAGAGAATTCCCATCCAATTGCATGGTAGCCGAATCTAATGACCCCATAGAATGATCTGCCACGCCACACAACAAATTCAGATATTGTTTGTCGTTATAGACCTCAACATATTTAGCTATAATCGGAGGAGCGATTTTTGCCCTGCCATAAAGAACAGGCCAACAACTTCCTTCTTTTGTTTCGTTGGATGTGATATCCCAACCATAAGTTGATGAATTTGAAAAATCTCCAAGAGGAGCACCGGCATTATCTACTGATAAAGGAAGCAGGGCATTTACCAGAAGATTGCCCGCCGTTACAAACAGAGTTGTTCCTACATATGCCGCTGCAGTTAAGGTACTGCCTGTCAATCCAACTGTTCCACCTAAAAAAGTCATAAGTTGAGGTTGGACAAAAGCAACAGCTATGACTACAACGGCAATCATAGCAATAATCCTTAGTGGATTTTTGCCTCCTCCGCCTTGAGGAACAGCACAAATAACAATGCTACCACATTCCAGATAATATTCAGAAAGGTTTTGCTCTTCAGGCAAAAATTCTCCATTGATAGAAACGACATAATCATATCCTGCTTCTGTATTGCTACAAAACTCATTTATACATTGCTGAACAGAATATCTGCCAACAAGCTCTTTTGTCTCCCTTGATTTAATCGGATCAAAGGGGTTGTGAACATATGTAGAAATTAACCGTTCCATCTGAAGAACCCCTTTATTTTCCTTGAATAATATCTATCATCAATTCTGGAAACAATAACTTTTGTCCCTTCTAAAATATGGATAAATTTTCCTTCTCCCAAATAAACGCCCAAGTGCTGCACTGAATTTGGAAGCATGGGATCAATAGCTAAAGCCACCGCATCACCGGGAGCAGGTATTTCTTGTTTTTGCCATTCTCCTGAAATAATCTTCATCGTGATGCATCTTGCTATTTGATTGGAGGAATAATTTTTTGGCAATTCATCAAGAATATTTTTGCCAAATCTCCTCATCACCTCAAGAAACAAGCCTTGACAATCCATGCCAGATTTGTCTCTGCCTCCCCATTTAAAAGGTGTTTGGATTAAATCTGCTACATTACAATACACTGAATCCCCCTGATCCAATTCCTGGAGTGCCACCAAATCTCTCTGAATTAACCCTTTCTCTGCATGCTGTTAGAGTATGAGAACAGGTTGTGAACGTAGCTGTTGTTGCCCCACATCTTCCATCACTCCCTTTATAAATAAACCTGCAATGATTTTTCAGCATTCTATTTTGCGGAAACCTTCTTTGAAAAGGATTTGAAGCTCCTAAAGTAAAGGTTGCCCACTGACTATCCGTTTTTGGTTGCTTCAATTCAAATACATGTTCAACCTCAGCATCAGCAGTGGAGCTGGCAGCAATAACAGCTGTATTGATAACAAAGATCGAAACCTCAATTGGTGAAAATCCATTGGCTTTGCAATATGTATCATAAGCCTGTAAATATGCTTCAAAAACTCTGCTAACATTGGAAACCTTGACATCAACCCTCGGCACTTCACCGGAGGAAACATCTGAAATTTCTTCCACCATGAAAGGAAAAGCTGTCCAAGTTGCTCCATTCCAGGCGATGTCTTCAGTGTTGTTGCAAACCTTAATTGTATCAACAAGACTCGGAATTGTAATTTCCAAAGCTATGCAGAAAACGCTGTCTGAGGCCAGCTTATTTTTTTCTTGAATAGCAATTGAATTCAGAGATAACATATCTATATTTCCTCTATCGCAACTTCAACTGATCGTCTTGTTGGAGATATTATTTTGGATTGCAGACCATCAGTTGAAAAAACACAAGTATAGCTAACAGCGGTCTTTGGGTGAACCCAAGTGAAAGAAGTTCCCTGATTCGCCAGAAAAAAAGTTAATAAGGTTTGATAATCTGTTTCTGACATTGCCTTCCAAGATAAATCCCAGCTGCCTCTGTCTCTGGTTGCCCTTTTTCTTGTTTGAACATAATTTGCTTCTTTTTCTGTTCTGACAATAGGCAAATAAATATATTCTGCCATGCCAAAATCTGGATTTGCTATGCTCGGCCATGTCGCCATATTACACTCCTATTAAACGCCAGTCGCAGAACGAAGTCCCCATGCATTACGATTCCAAGCGTCCAACCATAATGTTACTACCATCTCTTGAGGATTAAAGCTTGTCTGAGACTCTTTCACCTTCAATTTTTCTCCACTTTCATTTTTAATTTCAATCTTTATGTTCTGGGGCTGTGCCGGTGCCAGAGCCGCCATTTGTCCTTTTGTGAAAACTCCTTCATCTTTTCTTATTATTACAGGTCTTTCTTCTGGTCCAATGCCTGTATGTGCTCTCTGGGCATTGGCAAAGGAAGCTTCGGAAGCCCACCTTGTCATCATTATGTCCGTTTCTGGAAGTCCACCAGAATGAGGCATTTTAACCATTCCTCCAGGAGTCATATATGTCCCACCATAACTTGCAGCTCCTCCTCCGCCTGTAAATAAAGAGGTTCCAAAATCTATTATTCCCGCCACAGCTTGTTGCGCTAATACATTTGAAATTGATCGAGCAACACTTTCCAAAAAGGAATTGATATAATCACCAAATGATTTCAGCTTGCCTGTCATGACATCAAAGAAGAAATCAGAAAATGCAGTTTGCATAGAGCTGGCAACCTCTCTGGACAATTCGGACATTTGTCTTCCTATATCAGTATATTCATTATAAAGTTTATCCAATGCAATGTGCATGGCTTCATAAGGATTTGTTTCAGCTGTTTCTTGATTGAGAGTGTTAATAATCTTCTGGTATTCAATTACTTTAGCTTGCTGTTGAAGCCAAGCTTCTGTTTGACCCCCTTTATCAAGGGTTTCAAGTGTTGCTTTGGCAGCGTCCAATTCTATTGAAACAAGCTTTTTTCTCTCCTCCAATGTATTTCTATGAGCCAAGCCCATTTGTTCAAGCCCATCTAATTCGGATAGTCTTTGCTGAGCTTGCAATTCACTTATTTGAGAATTGTATTCCACTTCTGTTTTTAAATTTTCTTTTTTGAGTTTATCATTTATTTGTGTCACCCTATCTGCATATTGATTTAGGTTAATTATCCCAATTTCTCTCGCTTTATCCGCAAGCCCTAATTCTTTAAACGCCAATTCTTTAGCTGCGAATTGTCTTTTCTGAAGCTCAGTCAAATCAGAATCAGTTAGAGATTTATCAAGTTCTCTTAAAGCATCATATCCTGCAATTCTTTGGGCAAGAATTTTGTCATCAAATTCTTTTTCCAATCTAAGCTTTTCTGCTTGCTCTGCTTTATAGGACATTGTTGTTAATTTTTTAGAGGAAGAAACTTCTTTAGATGTTCGATAGTCAGTATATTTCTTTTGTGTTTCTAATAATTTAGCTTGATAATCAGAAAAATCCTTATCTTCAAAATCTAATGGTTTATCAATTGTTAGTTGAAATTCTCTCGCAAGGCTATCTTGCCTTGCCTTAAATTCAGCAGCTTCTTTTGCAGCAGCTTCTCTTTCTTTTTTACCTGTTGCTGCTATTAATTTTTTTCTAAACTCATCAATTTTTTCCTGTTGTTTTGCTGCCTCTTTTGTAAGGTCTTTTTTCTCTGCTTCGCTAAGGACAGGAGTTTCTAATCCATACAAATTTTGACCTGCTTTTATTCCTAACCCTCCTGCGGCAGCAAGAGCCGCTTTCGCATTTTGTTCGGCTTTTTCGGCTTTTCCTTTATGATATGCTGCCCATCCTGTGGCTCCAACTTTTTCATCCATCCAAGCCCGCAACTCTCTCTCTGCTTGAATCACTTTGAATATTCCTGCCGCAGCAAGTAGAGATGTTGATGCAATACCTTGAAATACACCCATTAGCACTTCTGCGCTCCAATTCAAACCTTTCCCAATACTTTCTTTTAATTCATCTACAGATGCTCGGAATTGCTGAATATGAATAGCAGCTGTATCTGATGATAATGCCATCTGAATTTGTTGAAGTTTCGCATGTGCTATGGCTAAGTCTAACAGCTTAATTTCTGTAACTCCTGCTGCGGCAGCTTTAGTTATTAAACCAAACTCTTCTTTAGTAACAAAACCAAATTTTCTCAATCCTCTGGGCATTTCATTGGCAATGGAATCAATAAGTTGATCCATGACATCTCCAACATCTTCTCCTGCTTTTACTGCCCCAACTCTCGCTGCCTCAAACAAATCTGGTATCTTTTTAGGATCAACACCTTGAACAATTGCTTTTAATGCTTTTTGTTGTATATGAGAGGCATCAACAGTTTCTAAAGTTACTTTTCTGATATCAGAAATCATTTGAGAAGAATTAAGACCATAGGCTGTTGCAGCATTTTCAAAAGCTTCCTCTGCTTGTGTTGCTTTGGCTCCCAAAGTCATGTAATCAAGAGCTTTATTAAAAGCCATGTAAGCACCAACTGCTGCCACACTCAGTTCCATCCACTTAGATTTTAACACTCCAAGAGTAGATGCAAATCTTTCGGAAACAGAAGAAGGAGCCAACGATTGCTGAAATTTAGCAATTTCTCCTCTCCCCTGACCAATAGAAGAAGATAAACGCCGAATCGCTTCCTCTGCTTTATCTGCTCCCATTTTATTGGGCATCCTCTTTTCAAGAGATTGAATCTGAGCTTCTGTTAATTTAGAAGTTGTCCCCAGCTTTGTTAAATCTTCTCTTAATTTCCGAGTAGCTGTCTGAGCCTCCTCGGTGCTGACTTTAATTTTTATACCAGCCATTTATTCTCCCCTGACCAGCAATGGATAACGAGCGTCTTCAATTTTTAATACCATTTCAAAATCTTCTCTTGTCAGATCATACATTTCACATAAATTCATAAGCTGACCCAAATCAATCCTTAGAGGAGCAGAAAATCCCATCCCCCTGTGTAAAGATAATCTTTGCCAAATTTCCCAGACCTGAATATTATCAGGATATAATTTTGGCACATTGCATTCATCGCAAGGTGGATTTCCTGCATATATTTTCCTACAAACTTCACAATCAACTACTGCTCCTTTCTGGGTAGAAAATTCTACCCAACTAAGAAGTTTTTTTCATTTTCCTCAGTTTCTTTCATATTTTTTTCTGTTAGCTTATCCGCCGCAAGCAAAACTTTATCGATCAATTCTGTGTTATAAAGATAAACAATTTCTTTATTGGCATTTGTACAAGGCAAAGGATTTCCATCTTCGTCTTCAATACGCTTCCAATCAATGATAACCTGTTCAATCTTTTTAATTTTGAATTTGTAAAGATCGATATCATCAAATCTCTGGTTTTTATCCCATTCGTGATTAGTTGATTGCCTAATCAAGGCGTTTATCTGTTTTGGAGTTGGCGGCCTCACCAAAAATTCTGCCTGTTCTCCTGGATTTTCTCCCTCAATGATTATCCATTCATCTTTTGCCTTTGTTTGTAATTTCATTTTTTCCTCCTTTAATTTTATAAATGGGGCGGATGTGCGCCGGGATTCGCACATGCCTTTCGGCTCCGCCCCCTTCTTTTATCTAACAACAATTTCACAAGAATCTTCACCGATAGTTCCCAATGCTTTCATCGGCATAGTCAATTCGATAGCCGGTGACGCATAATTGATTGTCGGCACTTCCAAGTTGCATTTCTTAAAGTACACATCAATAATTGATCCCGCAGTATCTCCAAAGGTAAAGAGGATTGTGGGCTCTTCATTTGCAAGACCATCTGTGAAATATTTTGCATCTGCTTTTCGGAAATATACATTCAATGAAGAATTGATATCTCTGGTGTCCTCCATAAAATCAGTTGCGTAATCATTACCAACTTCATCATCAACATATTTTTTAGGAGCACGAATAGTTAAGCTACAACTCTTAATTGTAGCAGCAACATCATCGATTTGAAGTGTAGTGTCTTTGGATTCAATTGGATCGCCGATAACCGTCTCATCCAAAGGTAAATAACCACAAATAACATCATCTGTTGCTCCTGTTGTTCCAAGATTATTGGCGAGAGTCAACGTATTGGCTGCTGTATCAACAGAAGATATTTTTGAATAAACCGCTGCACTACCTGCATCATGTTTCGTTTTGTTGTAAATGTAAGCGTCAGCAGAAAACAAACTGGCATCATCAACATGAATATGAGTATTTGTTGCTACAGAATTAGAGGATAATGCACTTGTTCCTGCATAGACCATTTTCATTCCCTGCCCAGAAAACGTAACTTTAACTGCTCCTTCATTTGTGATATCAAAAACCGCTTCATCAACAGAAGCTCCGTATATTCCCTGAACAAAATGATCAGATTCTATCCATATTGTGAGCGAAGGAGAAGTAAGCTCTTGTTTATAAAAAATGCTTGATAGAGTAACAACCTGTGCAAGTGCATGAGTTGCTGCTGTAGTTGAGGCATACCCTCTTGTACAGCCAGTCAGCGTTGCAGAAGTCGAATTTCTGGCAACTCTTGTGATTCCTGTATAATGAACCTTTTCAGAAACTGTCCCAGCTAAAGTCACAACCCCTTTCTCTGGCAAAATGCCGCCAGCAATTGTATTTATTTCAATCATAGAAGTTGATGCTGTAGCTTCTATTGTACAAATGGCGGCAGTAACTGCTTCTTTATCTCCCTGCAATGCTTCAAATAGGGCATCTCCTTGCGGAGCTGATCCAACTGTCCCTGATGGTCTAAGATACATTGGAATTTTCCATTTTCCAGCGGGAAGAGCATTCTGGAAACGATCTAAAACGTCCAATGTATTCTGCAATTCCTCTGAATCAACAAAGGCAGGATTCTGACTAATCTCAGCATTTCCAGCCGGTCTGATAAAATCGGTTGTCCCGCTCGGAAAAACTAATGTGCCCAGTACTGTTTCTAATTTAGCAAAAACACGTTGTTTACGAGTTATCCCAATTTCCTGTAAAGTACTCATATAACACCTCCTACAATTCTATTATGAGATTTGGACAAATTTTGTTTGTGGATGTCAGACAAAGGAATCCCTTTCTTTGCTACAGACATCAGCCTTTTTGTTTCATCACTATAAACTCCAATTCTTCCTTTATTCCAAGCCGTTCTCCCTTTTGCTGCTTCAGACATTTTCTTTTTAGTTTCTTCGGACAAAATGCAACCTCTCCTATGAGTATTTCCTTTTGAAGACTCTGACAATATTCTTTTGGTAGTTTCAGAATGATGTTGCCCCTTTCTTGATCCAATCTGAACACCTACCAATCCTTTATTCCAGGGAATATTTCCTTTAGATGCCTCCGACATCCTTTGCAAAGTCTCCTTCGATAAATTTTCTCTTTTGTGAGAAAAGGAAAGTTTTTGTTTAGTTTCTTCAGAATGACCAAGACCAGTATGAAATTCTGACAATCTTTTTCTTTGCTCTTCTGAAATAGTTTTCCCTTTACAAGCATTCGATATTTTTTCTCTACACTCTTTAGTAACAACATGTCCAATACATCCTTCTCCACCATCTGTCATATTAGAAAGAATGCCTGTCCCATTATTTTTCCTGCCATAAAAATTTATTAACTCTATTTCTTTATCAAAGGCAAGTTCTTCAAATTTTGTAAATAAAACTATCTCATAATCAATCTGCTGACCTTCTTCCCAAATTTTTTTAATGATGTTTCTTTTGTAACTATTTAAACATTTAAGAGACAAGGCTTCCTTACCATGTTCTTCAATTCTAAAGCCTTTGCAATTTCCTTTACCGATATAAAAAGGCCTTCCATCTGGTCTTTTCAACAGATATGTATAGAATTGACCAGGATGGTCTTTAATCAATTGTTTAGCTTGTTGAAGGTTCATTATTCACCAATCCATGTTTCAAATGGAATTGAAATCAAAGTGTTCCAATATCCATTTTCGTCTAATCCTATAATATCCGTGCTTGATTCACGGAACATTACTCCTTCCAAATCCTGCCTCCTAAATAAAGTCTCTAATCTGGCAGCATAATCCAAAGAATTTTTTGTGCCATTGTTGGCCAAATCAAATATCTGGATCATCAGAACACCTGTGCGCAATCCCACGCCACTTTCTCCAATTTCTCCATAAAAAGTTTCTCCCATTCTAATTGTTGGCTTGATCCAAATATCATTCGGCTCCCTGAACATCTGATTAGGCCAACAAATCGGTGTAGCTGTTGCCCAAGAAGAAGTAAACTCATTCATTATTGCTGATCGTATTTCTTCAAGAGTCATCCTTCAGCTCCTCCTGTTGAAGTCAAAATCTTGCTTTTCTGAATAGCTTGAGCTAATGCCAAAGTTATTTCTTGCAATGCCAATCTATAAACACCTTGAGGAGCCTTCACTTTACTCCAGCCATTTTCAATTCTCTCAGCATAAGGCACATTGTTGAATAGCCAAATATCTCCATCACCAACCTTCCATGTCCAGTTTGGAATTTGAGGAGAGGGCAAAACTTCTCCTTTCTTCATAACTTTCTTCACAACTCCCTCTTCTGGAGATGGATCATGATTAGCAATAGAATTGCTGGCACGATAAACTCCTGTCAACACTGGACTTCGTTTTGTGATGCTTTTGTAAACATCTAAAACTCCTTTTCTGATCGCAGCACTAATCTCTGCATCAATTACAACAGCCATTTTTCTAAGCTGTTGAGAAAAAGCCTCGGCATTGCTGGCAAGTTCTTCACTCAGTTCCATTGAAATCCTTCTTTTTATTTTTGACTTCTTTGGCAGCTAAAAAATTTGACAACTCAATTATTCTGGCGTCTTTTTCATGAATTATTTCTTCTAAGCGTTTAATTCTGTCTTCTAAGAAACTTTTTTTTGCCATTTTCTAATCTCCTTATTTTACATCAATAAAATATATCAGTTTTGTTCCTCCAGGCTTGAGCGAAACAATTCTTTCAGGGTGCCAAACTTGCCCATCATACTCAATTCTGAAATCAGCAGTTTCTAAGTTTGGCAAATCCTCCGTGGACAACAGCAATCGAACTTTATCTGATTTCACATATTGGCCAGCTGAATTTGTTAATGTCGGATTTGTCAGAACTCCGATTGTTGGATACTCGGTCTCGGCAGCAGAATAAGAATCAGCAGTTGCATTATATACATTGTGATTCTCCAGGATTAAAGTCATCGAATCTCCAAATTTATCAATTAACCTTTTAGCTGTATTCCTTTTGCTAACCCAGTCAGTGCTTGATGTTGAAACAGCAGCAGGTACTGGATCGTCCATGACCCAAAGGATTCCACTTTTCGTATAATGACCAGCTGGAGAAGTATCAATGTCGCAGGTGATAACATATTGCATGTTATTCGTTCCCGCTTTTTTCATCCAGAAATTTACTGCACCGCCATCTACATTTTGCTCCGAATCATCAATCATTGCAGCAGTTGTATCTGATCCATTTGAATCTACAATAGCCACAACTGCAGTAGCAATTGTTGCTGCTCCGATTTCCGCACTAAAATCGAACTGGAGATAATATTCTTCGGTGGTCTGTTTTGTGCCAAAATATCCTGTTGTCATAAATTCAGCTCATAATTTTCTGGAGTAATTAAAACTGTTCCGTCAGATGATTTCACATATAATCGAAAGCCTTTGCAAACTACACAATGCAAATATTCTGGTTTCGGAGGCACGATATATATTCTGGTTTCAATCCGTTTCGTTTTACCATCATAAGGCTTGAGAATGGTTATCAAATCTGGCTTTACATCGATTACAAGCCACCATTTTTCGCCATCATGCCTTTTCTTGATAAGCCTTCCCGGAGTAACAATATCAGTCAAGTCATTTTCTGTTTTGATCTGATTAGAACCATTTTGCCAATGCAGAAAACCGGGAAGCATTTCTGTTGTTTGAAAATTCTGCCTGAGAAATCCCCTTCCAAATCTTCTGATCATTGGAATTCCAATAATATCCTGTTTTGGAAGATTGATTTGAGGAAGCAAGGAAAAGCGCACACAGTCCTGAAGATTACCACCTTTCGTGATAATCGTTCCGTCTCTTTTTTCAGCTTCCCATTTATACGCTTCTGAAATCTTCATTTATATCTCATCATAAGCCAGTGTCAGAGTTTCAGCAGTTAAGGTTCTGTGAGGTGCCGTTGAAGCAACGCTCATTTGCAGTTGAATCAAATCACCAATATAAGAATCATCGTCAGCTGGCAGGAATGGACCAGTGTCCGTAACGTCCCCATCAAAAGCGGTTGCTGCTGATACATATCCAAACAAATCTGCGCTTGTTGCCATTTGTGTTTTATAGTTGGCAATCCAATCTGTTCCTCGATTAAAAACAACTACCCCAATGCCTGTTCCAAAAGTATTTCCGCCATCCGTGTACCATCTCAAATTGCTAACACTTGTGTCTGGAGGATCAGTCATTTTTACTCTCAATTGCTTTGTATAAGAATAAATCGATCCAGCTGCTGGAACAGATAACGGATTGTTTGTATCAACTGTTGCATTATCTGCATCTTTAAATCGTACAGTTCCAGAAGTTTTGTCTGTTCCTGTTGTTAATGCTGACATCTCATGAATTTGAAGTGTTGCCGCCATAAATATCACCTCCTAAAAATTTTTATGCCCAAACGTCTTCGGTTTTTACAACCTTTGTTCTCTTACTATGTACAATAGCATGAACCGGTACATGGCCTCCGGAAAATAATTTTGCATCAATGGAGGCGGTCTCATCATGGAATATAGAAGTTATCGCATCCACATTAGTAGTCTTGATCTGATCTGCCAATAAAACAGCAGAATCCAAGGAAATGGAATTGTCTAAGGTTTTCTGAATTAGAGCCTGTAAATCGGCATATGATAAATGCTCCTGCTGAACACAAGCATTGATTAGAAGATTTGAAGCATAGGTAGAAAATAAGCAGGAGTCCATTAGCATAGATTTTGAACTTGATTGCAACAAACAAGAATCTACCGATATGGATTTTGAACTTGATTGTGACAAGCAAGCATTAAAAAGCAAGGAGAGATAAAAAATTTCTTGAATTGCGGAGTCTAATGATAGGAAAGCAGAAAATATTTTTTGCAAGGCAGCATCAAGCAGAAAAGTGTTTTCTTTGAAAACAGTAGCAATGGCATCCAAAAGTGATTCTGATGTTAAGCCTTCTTTTTCTAAAATGGAATCAAGGGAAATTGGAGACAAAATTCCTTCTTTTTCTAAAATGGAATCAAGGGAAATTGGAGACAAAATCCCTTCTTTTTCTAAAATGGAATCAAGGGATACCAACCCAAGAGCTGTTATTTTTAGGAGGGCATCCAATGCAGCTTCTTTTGTAAGATTTGCTTTTTGCACAACAGAATCGATACTTGCCTGGATGAGTAATTTTTCTTTCTGAGTCAGGGCATCCAAAGAATTGGAAATAGTAGAGCTTAATTTAATAGCTGAATCAAGACTTGCGATTGCTGTAAGCAGCTTCAATAAATTCGCATCAATAGAAATAGAGTTTGTTGAATTGTTTTCCTTCAGCAACAGAGCATCTAAATCTGCTGATTTTTCACCTGTCAACTGAGTACAAGCATCTAAAATATCACTTATGCTTAAATCAGCTTGAGCAATTAGGGCACTCAATTCTGTTGTGAAATTCAACCCTGCCATGAGCAATAAAGCATCCTGCTGGCTAACCGCTGTCAGCCCTTCCTTCTGAGTAATCGCATCAAAAGAATTCGAGGTTACAATGCCGGTTTTCTGCAATAAACTGTCTAATGAACTGCTTTTGAAAATATAGCTCAGAAAATAATAAGTATCAGAAACATACCAAAGATCATCAGTTATAGTTGCGTCAGGCCATGCCGTTAATCCAGAAATAAAAGCCCTATGTTTCAAATCTACAGACATTTTATCCGCTCACATACTTTCCTTTGGTGAAAGTCGTTCCATCATCACTGTGGGTTTCCTGAAATAGCACAGTTACTCCCGCATCATCATAAATTTTATTATCTGTCGCAGTGGTCTCTTGCTTGTTCCTAAATTTTCGATATAAATAATTTGTTGCCTCTATTAGAGTCGGAGTAGAAGTTGGAAGTCCTTGCGCCATCTCTGCTATTTTCCCGGAAACAATTGTTGAAAGGCTTGCTTGTACCAAATCAATTTCAGAAATAACAGTTGATAAGGTGGCTTGAGTCAAATCAATCTCAGAAACAATAGTAGATAGGCTTGCTTGAACTAAATTTATCTCTGATAAAGAGGTCGCTATTGAAGCTTGTACCAAGTTTATCTCAGTTAAAGATGTTGATAAAGAAGCTTGAGTCAAATCAATTTCCGTTTGTACTAAATCAATTTCAGAAATAACCGTTGATAAAGTGGCTTGTACTAAATCAATCTCAGAGACTATCGTGGAAATTGATGCCTGTACTAAATTTATCTCAGAAATAACAGTAGAAAGGGAAGATTGAGCAAGATTTATTTCCGATAAAGCTGTGGATAAAGTTGCTTGTACTAAATCAATTTCATTTTCAATTGTTCCAAGGGAAGCAATTGCAGTTGACAAAGTTGCTTGAACAAGATCAATTTCAGAAATAACAGTTGATAAGGTGGCTTGAGTCAAATCAATCTCAGAAACAATAGTTGATAGGCTTACCTGAGCTAAATTTATCTCTGATAAAGAGGTTGCTATTGATGCTTGAACTAAATTTATCTCTGATAAAGCTGTTGCTATTGAAGCCTGTACTAAATTTATTTCTGTCAATGCTGTTGATAGGGAAGCTTGTGCCAAATTTATTTCCGTTTGCACTAAATCAATCTCAGAAATAACTGTTGATAGTGAAGCTTGTACTAAATTTATCTCCGATAAAGAAGTAGCTATTGATGCCTGTACTAAATTTATCTCAGAAACTATTGTGGAAAGGCTTGCTTGCACTAAATCAATCTCAGAGACTATCGTGGAAATTGATGCTTGTACTAAATCAATTTCAGAAACAACTGTAGATAAAGAGGCTTGAGTCAAATTCATTTCCGAAACAATGGTTGATAGTGAGGCTTGTACAAGATCAATCTCAGTCTGCACCAAATCAATTTCAGTTAAAGATGTCGCAATTGAAGCTTGCACCAAATTTATTTCACTTACTATTGTAGAAATAGAAGCTTGAACTAAATTTATTTCTGATAAAGCGGTTGACAATGTGGCTTGCACCAAATCAATTTCAGAAACAATTGTAGAAAGAGAAGCTTGAACTAAATTTATTTCCGATAAAGCTGTTGATAAAGTGGCTTGTGTCAAATTTATTTCAGAAATAACAGTTGATAAAGTTGCCGCAAGATTAGAGGTGCCAACAGGAGCGTTTAAAAGCACTCTCAAATGCTCAGTAAAACAGCTTGCTAATTTCACTGTTAAAATAACTTCAGGCACACCTGCGGCAAATGCAGCATCTGGCCAGTCAACTCTATATAATCCAGGCTGATCTGTTGCGTCCACAGCAATAGCCTTGTTATCGGCATGAATTGTATCATAACTTGCAAGAGCTGTACAATCCACTTTTGCAGAAGGTGCTCCTCTCGTTCTTACATATTGGAGGTCAATATCAGTAATGGTTGCAGCAGAATTTTCTACTCCATTCCCAGTTTTTCTTAAAACAAAATATGTCGTTACATCTGTTGAATCTGCGCTTATAAGCATCACAATAAGCCTCCTGCCATTTGTGAAATTCCTCCTGACATCTCATGAAAAGATGGAATAAAAGAAGATATTTCCTTCCAAGCCCCCACGCACATACACCAATCGTCGGGGAAGCAAAGCCAACCCATAGCAATATTACCTGCGGCTGTCGGAATAGCATATTGCAAATTGTCGGAGTACAGCCCATCATCATTTATAAATAATGAAGACCAAAGTGCAGCAGATGGTGCTGCTGCGCTCCCATCGCCAAGAACCGCCACTACCACATCATTATTTACTGTTGTTGTTACGGTAACAGAAGGATCAGCAGAAGCGGCTGCATCAAGTTTAGCATCCCCGCTTGCCGTGTCGTAGGCAAAGGAGTTTCCTGCCGTAACAGGGTTATAAGACGAAGCAAGAAGATAAACGGTTTTTGTCCCTGTGTTTGGTACAGAGACGTCATGTGCTGAACTCACATCTGGATTCAAGAGATACCAAAGTTCACAACAGGTTTCCGTTGCCGACCTATCGGAATCAACCTGTGTCATGGCAACACCATTGTAGGTAGGTGCGCCTCCCGCCCTTATCGTGCCGCCAGCCGTTACAATGCCCAAAACAAGTAATTTTGCGGATGCACCGCAAGTGTATGAAAGCGTTTGCGGATTTGACGCACCCGTACCGCGAGCGGAAGTGTCTAAAGTCGGCATCAGTTATCCCTCCAAGTATACCATTATGTCCTTTTAACGGAAGCAATATTTACACTATTCAACAAATTTTTCAGAAAGCCTTCAATGGTTCGATAAATCGTTGTTGATGGTTCATTGGAAAAATATTCTGTTTCAATGACATCAATTTTTTCTCTCCTAATATTCGATGTCGTATTGCTTTGTAAACACCCAGTTGATTGAGACTCCTCATAAGCTGCACGACAGACAGCATTTTTCACACCTTTGGGAATTTCCTGATAAAAAG